GGCAGCCGCCCGACGCCGATTTTTATCCCCGCCGGAACGGTTGTTCGGAGCAGCGACGGCAAAACGAGTTTTGCGACGCTGTCGAGCGTTGAAATCGGGATGGACGCGCTAACGGCGGACGTCAATGCTGAATCGCTGACGGCGGGGAAATCGGCAAACGACTACGCGCCCGGCTCTATTTCCGAATTGCTCACAACTATCGCGTGGCTGGATTCCGTTGAAAATACCGTTCTTTCTCATTCCGGCGCGGACGCTGAAACGGACGATCAATTGCGAGAACGCATCGTTCAAGCGCCGGAATCGTTTAGCGTTGCCGGACCGGTTGGAGCGTATCGATACCACGCGCTATCGGCGCATCCGGCAATTATAGACGTTGCGGTAGAAAGCGATATGCCCGGCAGGGTCAATGTGTACCCGCTTTCCAACGCCGGCGCTCCGTCGCAGGAGATTTTGGACGCTGTCGCGCTTGCGGTCTCGGACGAAAAACGCCGCCCGCTGACCGATACAGTGCGGGTCTTGCCCCCTGCGGCAAAAACATTCTCTATCAACGCAACGGTAACGCTCTACGCAACCGCGCCGGCTGTGGAGACGAAAACGATTATTGAATCTCGTTTGGCGGACTATGCAACGGAGAAACGGAAAAAATTAGGGCGCGACGTTGTCCCGAACCATATCGTTGCGCTGATTCAGTCGGTAACAGGCGTGTATAACGTAACGCTCGCAGAGCCGACGTTGATAAGCGTCGCCGCCAGCGAATTTGCCGACTGCGCGGCAATAACCGTAACTCTAACACCCGCCGTGAATGAAGAGCCTGTTGCCTATCAGTATTCGTGATGAACACTATGAAACGCTCGCCGAACTACTAGAGGAATTTTTCACGCTAGAGGTTTGGCAGCCGCTCGTACCGATGCTTATTGACACTGTCCCCTCTGAGGGACTCACGCATTTAGCGGAATTTTTCTCGGTCCTTGGCGCCGACGGGTGGGAATACGTAGCGACGGAAGCGGAAAAGCGCGCGCTCTTAAAGCAGGCGGTCGAATTGCATAGGCACAAGGGCACCCCGTGGGCTGTTCGCACGTCGGTAGAGCAGGCTGGTTTTGGCGAGGTTTTGATTGAAGAGGGCTTCGGGAATTTTACCCATCAAATGGCGTCGATTGACTACGGCAAACCGCTCTTGTACGACGGTTTTGCAGCGTACGACGGGACATTTGATTTCGGTAGCGGCGTGGGCGGCAACGCGCGTCTGCTGTTGGATTCGCCCGCTATTCAATGGGCGCTGTTCCGCGTGGTAGTGATTTTGGCTGAGAGCGAGCGCGTTTCGGCTGCAATCGTCGAGCGCTGCCGAGCGGTGATCAACGCTTACAAAAATGAACGTTCGTGGCTGACGGATTTGGGATTTGTTTCGAGAACAAGCGATTCCGTTCCGATTCTGCCCATCTCTGAAATTGCGCCGCGTATCTCTGTACCGGACGAATTTTTCGATTGGGCGGCGCGCTACGACGGCGAATACGCTTACAACAACGCAATAACCTACGGCACGGCAAACGGGCTGACCGATACGCCGGACGACGAGGCGGCGGCGCAGGTGTTTTTTAACGGCGATTTCGTTTATGACGGCGCGATTTACTATTCCGGCAACGACAACACGCCGCGTTTGCGGTTTCCCATGATTGCCAATATCGGAACATCCGAAACATTAACAACGACAGAGACGGTAACGATTTTGATAAATCCATGAATATAGTCGAAAAAACAATGCCCCTGCGCGGGTCGGTAGAACTGGTCGCGCTGCGAGGCGATAGCGTGCTGTGGCGCTCCGAGACGGACAATCTCATTGTAACAGTCGGCAAGGACGCACTGGCAAAATTGCTGGGCGGCAACCGTTCGCAAAACGTTACGAAAATCAGCGTCGGCACAAACGGCGCAGCCGCAAACGCCAGCAATACGGCTCTCGCAAACCCGTTTTCAAAACCTCTTGAGGCGAAACGGTACAACGGCTATACCGGCGCGTGGTATGGCAATAGCGTGAACGTTTCGGCGGGGCAATTGCGTTGCGAATGGATTCTGCTAAACAGCGAGGCGAATGGTTTGGCAATTCGGGAATTTGGGCTGCTGTTTAGCGACGACGTTTTGTTTGCCCGTTATGTGCGCCCACCATCAGGCGGCGAGCCGGATACTATTTTGAAACAGTCTGACATGACGCTTGCGGGCGCATGGACAATCAACTGCGGAGTATAATATGGCATTTTTAACAGGTTCCAACCCGTACCCACCGAATACAAGCGCATTCACGGACGACGTGGTGCGCATTGATATTACCGACCGCGTCAAGGGATACGACCCCGCCGCGCCCAGCATTGTCGGCAAGGCAAACGAGCAGGCTTTGACGCTTTTGCAGCGCACCGTGCATTTGCTTGCTCGTATTGTCGGCATCGAAAACACGTTAGGCAGTCTCGATACAACAACGCTGGCGGGGCTAGATTTGCTCACGGTGAAATATGAAAACACACGGCAGACGGTAACGGTAGCGGCGGGCGAGACAACAAAAACAATCAATTTGGCGCTGGGCGCTGTGGTTGCGTTGCCTCTGAACAACACGGCAGCCGTAACGCTGTCGTTTACGAACCCGCGCCCTTCGCTGTCGGGTATGCTGATTTTGACAGCCGTTGGCGCTGACCGCACGTTTATTTTGCCCTCGACGTGGCAACCGCAGGATGTTTCGCGCACCTTCATTGTCCGCTCTGGACAAAAGCGGCTATTGGCATTTGAATACGAAACAGTTTCCCCTGAGCTTGTTGCGGCAAGCGCTCTTTCCGAACCGTTACTAACTACCTAAATGCGTTCAACATTTGCAATGGTTTCGAGCGGCTCCCAAAACTATTGGGGCGACGGCAGCGACGGCGTTCTAAACACCAGCGGCAACGTTACGCTCGCCTCGACGCTCGACGGCGATATGGTTGTCAGAAATTACATTTCGCTGACTATCAACGCGGGGCATACGCTCACGGTGGCGAATCGCTGCAAGGGGCTGGTCATCTACGTCCGCGGCGATTGTATTATCAACGGTACGCTCTCAATGACGCAGCGCGGCGCGCACGCGGACGCAAGCGCGGCTGGGGACCCAAACGGTACGCCGGGCTTGAAATTCCCGCGCTTTACCGCTACAGGCGCAGACGCGTACACAGCCCCGTCTACCGTATCGCTCGCAAACGCGGGAGCGGCAATCATCGCAGCGGAGGCGAACCAAAAACGCATTAACGGGAGCGGCACAGTTTACACCATCGCACGATACGGGAGCGGCGGCAAAGGCGGCGACGGCGGACTCGGCATAACTCAAGGTTGGGCGGGAGTGGGCGCAATGGGCACGTGTTTTAGCGGCGGCAGCGGCGGCGGGTCGGGCGCTGACATCATAAACCAACACGGATTTCCTGGGTCGCCAAACGGAGGTCCAGGCGGCGCCGGCGGCGGTCCCGGCGCCGGCGGCGGCGCGGGCAATCCCGGCGGCATAACGCCCGGCGCCGGCTACGTGGACTATCCCGGCGGCAACGGCACGGGCGGGACAATTATTCTGTTTGTAAAGGGCAATTTGACTGTGGGTCCATCGGGTAAAATTGAAAGCCAGGGCGCGGATGGCGCTTTGGTCGGGATGAGCGCCGCTATGGGCGGCGGATCGGGCGGCGGTGCAATCTTGGTTCTGTACGGCGGTTCGCTCACGAATAACGGAGTAATCCAATCCGTCGGTGGGAACCAAACCGTTTTTACTACAGTTGGAACTAGAGGTCAAAGCGGCGTGGTCGTTGTTGAAAAAATTAAAGTATAAAACTTTCCCCCTTCCATCCTTCCAACATGGAAAACTCTTTGCTCATCGGCGCTCTCATTATGGCGGTAACGTCGTTTTTACCTCTGGCGGGCGTTCTCATTCGCACCGGCGGGCTTGTTCGCACCGTTATGCAGTTAGAGGAAAAAATCGAGAAACTAGAAAACGACCTGCAATCGCGAATAAAAAATAACGACAATTGGCGCGAAACGCTGCTGATGCGTATCAGCGTAATGAACGAGGACATCAAAATTATCGAAACAAAACTACAATTACTGACGCAGCGCCCGCAAAATCAATGATTCTCGTGCAAAAATATCGCCTGCCGCAAACGCAACTGCTCCCACAAAACGGGAAATTGCGCCGCATTGTACTCCACCACACCGCTGGAGCGAGCGCAAAATCTACGTTTGATTATTGGGCGTCAACGCCGGAGCGCGTCGGAACGGCGTATATGATTGAGCGAGACGGCGCAATTTACGAGACGTTCGACTCGGCAAAACACTGGTGTTACCACATTGGCTCGGGCAGCAATAATAGGGATAACGCCGAGAGCGTTGGCATAGAATTGTGCAGCGCCGGAGGCTTGAAAAAACGCGACGGCAAATACTATGCGTTTGGCGTGTATTCTCCCAAAACGGAGGTAAACGCGGCAGACGTTTTTGATAATGGAACGCTATATCGTGGATTTCAGTATTTCGCTCGCTACACCGATGCGCAAATCGCGTCGGCGCTCGAATTGATTGAAAAACTGCTCGAAACCTATCCGACTATTGAGCGCAAAACCCCGAAAAATCATACAGCGTATTACAACGATTGGAAAAATTTTGGCGGCGTCGTCTCGCACACCCATCTCCGCGCAGATAAAAGCGACGTTCACCCCGGATTCCCGTGGGAGCGGCTGATTCAAAACAGTAATTTGCAAATTTTTTAATTTTTTTTCACGTTATCGGGATACTACCATGCCAGAAACAACGCAAAATCAATACGGAATCGAATCGCTGGAATCATTGGCGAAGGCGATTGTCAGCTCAATTAAGGTCAGTTTAGACGGGTTTGGGCTGGACGATTTAGGCGTTCACATTAAAACAGCGACCACTATTGCCAGCCAATGGCGCGAGGCAAAAAACGAAATTAAAGATTTAAGCGCCCCTGAGGCGTTGCGTCTGAATGAAGCTCTCTCGCGCGAAATCCGTGTGCAAATTTTTAACGATACAAATTAAAAAAAACAGAGCTATGAAACTCCCATCGGTAAAACTTGTTGCGTTAGCAGTCGTTGCTAATCTCGCGCCGCTGGCTACGGGTATTGTTCAAATTTTGCTAGGGAACATACCGACAGGGATAGGAGCGATAGCGGGCGGTATTGGCGCAATGGCTGTGCAGGTTATGAACGCGCAGGCGGAAGCGCAGCAAACGCGGTCGCGGATCACAGCGGCGTGGTTCTTTTCGCGGGTGTATGTTTGGCTCACCATTGCGATTGGTATCGTTGCTTTGCTTGTCCTATTTGGGAAATATCTATTATGAGTTTTTTTAACATCCTTCGCGCGGCTTGGCGCGCTCTCAAAAACGCGTTGAAATTGCGGAGCGTATTAACCGATGAACCTGCGCCGAGCAGCCCCGCGATTATCGAGAATAAACTCCCAAACTACGTTAGCGACGACGATGATAGTTTCCGCGACAGAGCGCGCAAACGCCGCAAATCGGTTGTCTGCGCAATTGACACATGGGCTGACGGCGAAACGCTACGAGGTTGCGATAACGACGGCGCGAACCTAACGCGCCGCATTTTAGAGCGCTGGGACGTTCCCGATTCAGACATTGAGCGGATTCTATCGCACTATTGGTCAAAACCTGAGGGGCTGTTTATGCGGGTGCAGTGGCGCGATTGCGAACTACGCGTTTTGCGTAATAACTACGCTACGTGCGCCCGCGCTCGGCAGGCTATGGCATGGGTAACGAGCGGGCTAGCCGACGACGGGCGGGCGTTTTGGGGTCAATCCTCGCATGGCACGCAAACGCCGTCGGATACCGAAATTGACCAACTCGACGAATGCTGGGTAATGTACGACCACGATTGGGATAACCCAATGACGTGGTTTATTGACGACATTATCGGCGACGCGCAGAAAAATCTCAAAGCGGGTCAGGGGCTGAAAATCCTGTCCGATTCCTGCCACAGCGATAAAATGCTGCGTAATGCCAGTCCCTCCGCAATTTCGCGTTACCTCGTACCGCCCGCCGACTTGGTCGGCGCACGCAAAACAGCGCACAAAGCGTGGTTTTGGGGGAATGCCGAAACAGAGAGCGCAAACGCCGCCCTGCTGTCGGGCTGCACCGCAGACAGCGTGAGCTATACGCAGAAATACACCATCAACGGCAAAACAGTTTACGAGGGCGCGCTGACGCACGAAACTTTGCACATCGAAAACGCTGCGCCGTCGCTGACCCTGCGTCAGGTGCATAGCGCTGTGTACAAAATTTTGTCGTCAAGCCGGAACAAACAGGAGCCGCAATTGGAGGGCGCCGACTGGCTTATTGACGAACCGCTTTTTTTCTGAACCCGCAATAAGAAACAGCATGACTATAGAGGAAACCATTGAGCGGCTAAAATTTTTCACGGGCAAATTCTCTAGCCTCTGGGGCGTGAGAGCGGACGTAGCGGGGACGCGCATGGATTTCCTCCCGCTCGGCTACGCGCCTTTGCCCGCGCCGCGCGTTGTGTTTTCGGTTTATCAGCTGTCTAGACCATGCCAGGCGTGGCGCGTAATAGAGGAACTTTCGCTCTACGAGCGCAAAACTATGCCCGTTTGCGTGGAAATAGCCGCCGGAGACGTCCGCGAAATTACGGGGGTAGCGGCTGACGAAAAGCAACAGGTGTTTTTTCTTACTATGCCTACATGATACCTATTGCCAAAGTAGAAGCGTCCGTTGTACAACGTTTGCGGGCGGCGCTTCCATTAAAAACGGTGCAGATAGAAACGTTCCCCGCCAATGCGCGAACGTTCATTGACACATTTCGCGCGGCTTCTGGAGCCCTTTTAGTACAGTATGTAGGGCGGAAACGCACGCATACCGCCGATTACGCAGGCACGGACGTATTGACGCTTGAAATCACCGCAATCAGCCGCAACCTGCGTGGAGACCACAGCGCAATTTACACGCTGCTGGACGCTGCGCGGTTGGCTGTTTCCGGAATCAATTTGACGGAAACCGTATCAACGGGCGACGCTGAAAATCCGACGCAAGAGCGGCTGATTGGAGCGCGGTTTTATCTTCAGGACGAGGAATACGAGGCGTATTTGGAGAAAAACGGTCTATGGATATACAAACAAACTTACTCCAGCGACCCTATTGGCTGGGTTCAGGAAGAGAGCGCGGATATTGTTATTACCGAAATCACAGTAAAATCACCCTCAGGGATTGAGGAAATCATCCCGTAACGAAAACGGAGTTATGTATGGTAAAAAATTATCGCTATGTGGGCGAGGCGCGCATTAACGGCGTATCGCTCCGAAACGGCGCCGAAATTCTCCTGCACTACGGCGAAACGTATGCGCTGGACGACAGCGAGACGTTTGTGCAAACGTTTTTGAAAAAACGCGACGCGAACGGTATGCCCGCGCCGTGGTTGATTGCCGTAGAGACGGGAACAGGGTATGCAGCGTCAGAGGCAGAGGAAACAAACGAATCTCACGAATTCACGAAACAGCAACCAACAAAACGGAGCAAATAATATGCCGGCAACGTTTCATCACGGCGTAGAGATACAAGAGGTCAAATCGCGCACACGAACAATATCTCTCGTACAAAGCGCAATTATTGGAGTAATTGGCACCGCGCCGATTCATCATTTGCCCGCCGCGCAGCGCACGCTGAACCGCAACGTCCTTATCGCGTCCGACGCCGACAAGGCGTACTATTGCGGCGCCGACGCCGATAGCGCAGGCTATACGCTAAACCGCGATATTGAGATAATTTTCAAACAGGCGAATACGGCTGTCATCGCTATTAACGTTTTTGACCCGTCGCAGCATCGCACGCTCGGAGCGAATATCGCAACCAGCGGCAACGCGTCTCGCACCGCAAACGTTGCAACCGTTACCACTGCGGCGCCGCACGGTCTCGTAACCGGCGATTTTGTCAATCTGACCTCGTTTGCCGCCGATTTTGCGTCGTTTAATCACGATTATGTGAAAATAACCGCGCCGACAGCGACGACCATTACGTTCCCTAGCGTGGGAGCGGATATTGTCGCTGCGGCTCAGAGCGCGGGTATCGTGAAAAAAATCACCTTCACGCCGGAGGCTGTTACGGCTAGCGACATTATCGGGGCGGTGGAATCGGACGGCAGCGTTACGGGGATGAAAGTGTGGGCGGCAGCGCGGGGGCAATTTGGGTTCAGCCCGCGTATTTTGATCGCCCCGTCGTATTCCACGCAGCAATCAGTCGCTGCGGAAATGCGCATCATCGCCGACCAAATCCGCGCAAAGGCGATTATAGACGTCCCCGCAGGTCTTACGTATCAACAGGTACTCGAAGGGCGAGGCGTAAGCGGCACAATAAACCTCAACACCTCCAGCCCCCGCGTGGATATTTGCTACCCGCACGTGTACGGCACATCGGTCGTGGACGGCGCGGAAGAATTGCACCCATTTTCGCCGTACTATGCCGGCGTTATGGCGGCTACCGACCTCGAAGAGGGGTACTGGACGCCGCCCAGCAACCGCGAGATCAGAGGTATTACGGGCGTAGAGCGGAATATTAGTTTTGACGTGCTGAACACGAACACGGAGGCAAACAAACTCAATGCTGCGGGCGTGGTAACGATTGTCCGCGACTACGGCACTGGTTTTCTCGTTTGGGGCGTTCGCTCTGCGGCGTTCCCTAGCAGTTCCGACCCTGATTCGTTTACGTCTGTACGCCGCACGAAGGACATTTTGCACGATTCACTGGGCTACGGACTGCGCCCGTATTTAGGGAAACCCATGACGTTGGCAAACGTCGATTCGGCGCTCATGACCATTAACGGTTTTCTGCGAGACCGCATTGCCGCCGGAGCGTTGATGCCGGGATCTGAGGCGAAATTCCTCCCCAGCGACAACAGCACCACACAAATGGCGCAGGGCAAAATCTGTTTTTATCTCAATCAAATGAGTCCGATTCCGATGGAGCATATTATTTTGAAAAGTCAAGAGAACATCGACCTGCTCGAGGCTCTATACGAACTGTCCTAACCTACTAACCCCTAACTAAAATGGAGAATAATAATGGCTGAAATCAAAGTCCTCACGGGCGCAAATGTCTACATTAACGGCGGTTCTCGAATCGGGCAGGTGGACACGTTTGACAGCCCTTCTATTGTTCAGAAAACAATGGAGTACGCCGGTCTAGGGCTAACAGGCGCGCAGGATATTCCTATTGGTCCGGACAAAATGGAGGCAACCCTGAAATTTGCGGGTATGTATGGCGATACGCTCAAATTGGCGTCTGACCCACACAAAAAACACGATTACATGCTGCGGGGCAACATTGACGTTGTCGGCAGCGACGGGCGAACAGAACAAAAGCCGTATAAGGCGGAGATGAAAGCTTATAACCTTGAACTAAAACCCGGCAGCATTAAAAGAGGCGACGAATCCGCGCCCGAAGTAAAGCTCGGCGTGCGATTTTACCGCCTCGAAATTGACGGCGAGGAAATCGTGAAAATTGACCTTGACAACCACATTTACGCGGTCGCCGGAGAAGACAAAATGGGCGGGTACCGGGGCAATCTTGGTATTTAACGTCTATTTGTTGCAATGAAGGGCGCAATCAAAAGGGTTGCGCCCGGTATTTTGCCTTACAATCATCAAAATTTTTTATGAAAACTCTCGAACTCTCTCGGCAAATAACGGCGGCGCTGGACGACCAAATCACGTATCGAAAATTCCTTTCGTGGGGAAAGATAGGCGACGAATCAAAAATCTTGCAAGAGATGATTTTGAGCAACGTAAAATTTTTGCACCCGCCCTCGGGGGAATTCCGCCCTATTAGCGAGGCGCAGTATCAGCGTATGCCCGTGCAACTAGTAAAGCAGCTAAACGCGTGGTTGGCGGCAGAATTACTTGTACGAGCCACGCCGGACGCAAACGATACCAATCTCGCAACGCTGCCAAGCGGGCAACGCGTGCGGTGGCGACCCGCGCTGATGGGCGACCAACTGGCTGCCGAAAAATGGGCGGCAAAACAGCCGCACCTACTCACGGCGTATGTGGTTGAGCGGACATTTGAGTTTGAGAACGATGCGGGGGAATTTGAGCAGCGTTTGGTCGAGGATATTTTGGAGATGAGTTTGCAGGACGGCTACGCTATGTCGGAGCTCACAACGAGCGAGGACAATAACGCCGATTTTTTCGAGGATTTCTGGGGCGAGGCGCCCGACAATACGTCGCAGGACTCATCTACCACGGGTTCACGCTCACGGAAATCAAGGGTATGACGGTCGGCGAATTCTGGTTCTGGCTGCAAGGCGTGCACGAATTTAACGAAGAGCAAGCCGAGCGCATGAAAAATCAATAGCATACACCAACCTTGCGGGACGAAACAGCATATGGCGTCATTTGATTTCGGCATACGGATTAAAGCCACGGACGGCGCAAGTTCCGTTCTCGCGGGCATCCAACAAAAACTTTCGGGGGTTGGCGCGTCCATTTCCGGCGCCGCCGAGCGAATGGCGAAATTTGGCTTTATTGCCAGCGGTATAAGCGCAGCTTCATCGTCAATCAATTCGTTTTCTAACGGGTTTGTAGAGCTCGACACCGCAACCGCGAAAATCCGCACTTTGGGCGGAGACGCGAAAGCGCTTGCGCCGCAATTCCGCGACGTAGCGCTATCTATGGCAAACACCATGCCGCTCACCGCCGAGAGCATTCAGGCGGCAACCTACGACGCGCTTTCGGCGGGGATTGAGCCCAGCAAAGCGGCAATTGAATCATTCATGGACGCGGCGGGGAAGTTGGCGGTAGGCGGCTCGGAAACGATTGGCAATTCGGTTAATGTTTTGTCGTCCATGCTGAACTCTTACGGCGCGTCGGCAATTGAGGCGACGAAATACAGCGACATTCTGTTTACAACGGTTAATTTGGGCAAAACGAGCATCCCCGAATTGTCGTCGTATTTATCGCAGGTCGTACCAACGGCGGCGGCGGCGGGAGTTTCGCTGGATAACGTTGGCGCGTCGTTGTCGGTGATGACGGCAAACGGCGTGCCGACGGCGCAATCAACGACGAAACTGAATCAGCTGTTATTGGAATTGCAAAAGCCGGGGAAAGATCTTCAGCCGATTCTCGAAGCGGCGGGAGTTTCGCTAGAATCATTGAAAAACGAGTCCCTGCCGGAAAACCTTGCGCGGGTGCGAAATGCAATGGCAAAAGCCGGGAAAACAGCCGCGACCGCGTTTTCGTCATCGGAAGCGGGCGCGGCGTTCAACGTTCTCACGAAGGACATTTCCAAATTCAGGGGAACGCTTGACGGTTTTAAATCGAGCGCGGGGACGACGGAAGCGGCGTACCAGGATATGGCGCAGTCAATTGACAATCAAACGAAACAATTGGAAGCGCGGATCGGCGTGCTCAAAATACGGGCGTTGGATTCTCTGGGGAGTTTCGGCGTAATAGCCGTATCAGCCTCGCGCCAATTTTCAGCGTTAGCGCCCGAAATCACCGCGCTTGCGGGTATAAAATCATTGCTGCCGGAGGGCGCGTTTGCGAGTCTCAAAACAGGGATTGCCTCCGCGTTGTCTGGGGTGGGCGGTATCGCAACGAGCGCGTTTTCGTCGGTGCAAAGCGCGTTTGGGCGCATGGTTGCGGGGCTGAGGGGTTTTTCGTTTTCCGGTATGTTCTCTAGCATTGCATCGAGCGCGTATAGCGCTGTTTCCGGCATGAGTTCGGCTCTGTATAGCGGCGTTGCGTCGCTGCGCGTTTTTGCCGCGCAGCAGCTTGCGGCGGCGCGAAGTTCGGCGCTCTTCTCCGGCGGGATTGGCGGTTTTGCAAAAACTATCGGCGGCAGTCTTGTGGGCGGCGTCCGTTCGGTACTATCCAGCGTTATGGCAATGAACATGGCGTTTCTCACCAGCCCCGTAACGTGGATAGCCGTTGCGCTAGCAGGCGCGGCGTTTTTGATATACAAAAATTGGGCTCCGATTAAAGAGTTTTTCGGCGGACTATTTGACGGTATCGGCAAGTTTTTCGACGGATTCATGGCGGGTATCGGCGCGGCGTTTGCCGCCCCTTGGTCAATTCTGCAGGAGGTTTTCGCCGCGTTTTCGCCTATCATTGACGCGGTAAAAGCGCTGTTTACGCCCGTTGAGGCGGTTGCGGGAGCGGCGGGCAAAACAGCGAATCAATTTGCGTGGCTCAAGGACGCGGGCGTAATAGCCGGTCAATACCTCGGCACGGCGCTCCGTGTGCTCGTTACGCCTATTTTGTGGTTGGCAAAAGTCGTTGGTCAGGTCATTGGGCTGATGACGGGCTTGAGTACGACCGGCGGGAACATGGCGCGCGTGCTGGTGGGCGCATTTACCGCGATTACGCTGCCGATACAAATCGTGATGACGGCGGTCGGGGGATTATTCACGTTTATCCAATCGCTCTTTTCGGGCGCGTCGTTGCAAGAGGCGGGAATGAACATGATTACCAGCCTGTGGGAAGGCATTCAAGCGACGTGGGGGAAACTTGTCGAGGGCGTAAAAGGACTTGTAAACGGCATTACAAACTTGTTTTCCGGCAAAAAAGACGAGGCGCAGGCAAAAGTCAGCGCCGCCGCCGCAAATAAAACCAGCGCCGACGCCGCAAAAACTGCGTCCGCCGCCGTTCAAAAATCTGTCCCGAAACAGATTAAAGCGCCCAAAGTGGAAAAACCGAAAGTCCCGAAACCCGACCAGCCCAAACTTATGCCGCTTCGCCCGCCGCTGGCGCCAGATTTTTCGTGGATTGCCAAACAAAACATTGAACCGCCGAAATTTAAGCCGATGGAACCGCCCAAACTCGCAACCGATACGGGCAACGCTGCGAAAACAATCAACGAGGAACTGAAAAGTATTTCTGTCGAGGGCACGGATTTGTTCTCGGCAAATTCCACAGCGTTCAAACTGCCGGAACCGCCGCTTGAGACGGGCGCGTTTCGACGAATTGATTTTGAAAACATGCCTGCGCCGGCAATCAAATTGCCGCCGTTTGAGCAGCCAAAATTTTCGCTGCCCACGTTCAACATACCCAATGTATCGCTCCCACCATTGCCGGATTTATCGCGGAGCGCGCCGTCGCCGCCTTTGCCGCCCCAAATCGGAGTTCCCGCGGCAAGCGGCGGCGTCGTGGTGAATTTCAACGTGAACATCAACGCAGACGGAGCGGGCGGGAGCGGCGCATCGTCGGCGCAGGATATAGCCAACGAGGTGGAGCAGGCGCTTCGCAAAATGGCGCCCGACATCGCGCGGCAGATTGAGGAGGCAAACCGGCAACTCAAACGCCTGTCGTTTGCAGGATTCTAACTATTTCAAAAACGCTCATGGCACGAATTTACGCAACATTAGGCGGAGTAGAATTTGAGATACCCGCGGTTGAGGAACTTTCCGACACTATTCAGTGGGAATACAAACAGCAGGAGACGGTCGCGGAGAAGGCGGTCATTCAGTTCGCAGGCGCGAAGGCGCGGACAATGTCCCTGAAAATTCACCTGCACGCCAGCTTTTGCAACCCTGAACAGCGGAAAAAGGAACTCGAGGACAAAGCGCGTTTGATTGCGCCGTTGCCGCTTATTTTGGCAAATGGTAAACTGCTGGGGTATTTTGTTATCAGCGAAATTAAATCGTCGCTGCAAAAAACAGACAAAGACGGCAATATTATTGCCAGCGAATTGCAATTATCGCTCACCGAATCGGAAAGCGGCTCGGCGGGGTCGGGAGGAGCAGGCGGCGGGAGCGCAACCGGTTTGCCGCCAAAACCCTCCGCCGGCGCGGCGCCGATACAAAAAATTCCAACTAAAGCTAAGGACCCTGCGGCTGCTCTTGGCTCGTTTATGCGAGAGAAGCGGCAAAAAGCCGCTGGGGTTGCATCGTCCGTCAAACAATCGCTACGGCTGCCATGATTGAATACCGAACATATACAACGCTCGACGGCGACACGTGGGACCATATTGCGTGGCGGTTCTATAACGACCCCACGGCAATGGAGGATATTATTCGGGCGAACGCACACGTGGCGATTACGCCTGTTTTGGCAAGCGGCATAGAATTGGTTATTCCCGTCCGTAAGGAACCCGCCGCGGTTATCCCCAATTCGCAACGCCCACCGTGGAGGGCAAAGTGAAATGGACAAAATCAAAATACCCGATTTTAAAATTACCGTTAATGGGCAAGCCACCGACGACCTTAGGGGTCAGGTGGTTCAAATTATCGTTGAGGATTTTGAACACGGGCGAGCCGACAACTGCGAGATTGTTTTTCAGGACGTAAAAAAATTGTGGGCTGGGGCGTGGAAACCTGTTCGTGGCGATACGGTAAAAATCGAGCTAGGCTATAAAAACGAGGCTCTTGCTGATTTTGGCGAGTTTGAAATAGACGAACTAGACCTAAAATCTCCGCCGAACACGCTCGCCGTCCGCGCTCGCAGCGCGTTCCCTTCGAGAGCGCTTTCCCAGCAAAACAGCGTTTCGTACAGCGACACGAGTTTGTCGGAGACGCTGAATTTAATTGCCGGCGCTCACGGGCTGAAAGCGGAGTTTGAGGGGAAAAACGTGCGGTTCAAAACGCTGGTGCAATATCGTGAATCGGACACGGCGTTTTTGAAACGCATTGCTGAGATGTACGGATTTATTTTTAAAATTACTGAAAAAAAAATGATATTGTACGAGCGGGAAATAGTCGAGAAACGCGCGCCCGTTGTAACGTTACGAGAGGGCGCGAATCATACTATTTCCCTGCGCGAAACTAGCACAGGCGAGATAAAAAAATCGCGTGCCGTTTGGTACGACTGGAGGAACGAGAAAACTATTGAGAGCGTCGAAACGAGCGCGTATCAACCCGTCGCAACGGACGAAATGCGCCTGTACGAGCGGGTAGAAAACGCCGGACAATCGCAGCGTATCGCCGAATCCGCTCGCCGCTGGGCGGATTATTACCGCGTTCAGGGTACGATTATAGCCCGCGAGCGGCAAAACCTCCTACAGGCGGGCGTAACGCTCAGGTTACGGGATTACGCAAATTTCGACGGCGTTTATTTCGTAGAGTACGCGCGCCACATTATGAACGGCACGTCGCATTACGAAACCGAATTAAAGGTCAAAAAAGTCGCAAAATAAATGTTTTACCGCACGGGCATTATTGAAAAATTAGACTACGCAACAGCGCGGGCGCACGTCGTGTTTCGCGCCGAGCGTGGGCGAGCAACCGGCGAAAATTTTGCGCTGTGGCTGGCTGTTCTACAGACGCGCACGAAAAACGACGCTTATTACACCATGCCGGACGCGGGAGAAACTGTGGCCTGCCTATTAAACGAGACGTTCGAGGACGGCGTAATTTTGGGCGCGCTCTATACCGAGAAAAACAAACCGAAAAACAGCATGGTAAAAAACCGCGCTGTTATTGAGTTTTCGGACGGCACAAAAATTCAATATGACCGCAGCGAAAAAAAACTCCTGATTGACGCGGTTGGCGATATTACTATCAAATCGGCGTCCGGTACGGTAAAAGTCGAGGCGATGACTGTCGACGTGAACGCGACAACGGCAAACATCAAGGCGTCGGGCGGCAGCGCCTCGCTGCTGGACACGTTTACCGGATTAACCAGCCACATTTTTGTACCAAACGCATGATAGTTACATCCGTCGTTCAGGGATTAGTGAAAGCCCAAATCGCAGCCAACCCAAAATTTCAGACGGTTACGCCGGAACTAGGGGCGGTGGTGGACGCCATTACGGCGGAGATTATTGCCGCCGTACAACAGGAACTCACAGTAATGAAAACCACATTTAACTCTCATACTCACGTAACCGGCGTCGGTCCCACCGCTCCACCTGTCCCGCCAATGACATGATAGACATTAGTACCGAACTAGAGGATCGAGAGCTTATAAACGCGCTCAGCCGTTTGCGGAGAAAAATCTCGAATATGCGCCCGGTCATGGCGGAAATCGCCGAGACGCTCCGCTCTAGCGTAGAGGAAAATTTTGCGCGTGAGAGTTCGCGCGGACCGCTAGCGTCTAAGGCAAAAGTTGGCGCGTGGGCGGCGCTTGCGCCCGGCACCCTAAAAAACCGCGCACGGAAAGGGAAAACGGGGAAAAAACTTCAAGTAACGGGGCAGCTGCTGGCTTCAATACAAACAAAATCGTCCGACGTGGAGGCGTTGGTGGGAACGAACAAAAAATACGCCCGTTTCCTGAACGACGGCACAAAAAAAATGCCCGCCCGCCCGTTTATGGTCATCCAGCAGGCGGATTTGCAGGAAATAGAGCAAACTATCAACGAGTATTTTTCGGAGGTATAAAAATACGCCGTAAAACTAACGCGCTCTAGCCGTTAGGTATGGATTTTGAGACCAATATGAGACCAATAAACGAGAGGGGATTGGGCTATTTTTGAGAAAAAACGTCAGAGAGCAAAAAAAAGGGGAAGCGGGCAATATGTGCTATATTGCCGGCTTTGACGTTTTTTTTAGAGAGCCAATTATGGGGCTTGAACTTACGAAATGCTCATTCTCGATCAGAAGGTTTGGAGTTCGAATCTCTACGGGTGCACAAATAAAAAAAACGCTTAAACACAAGCAAAGAGTAGAATTTCCCCTTGCTTTGAAAATACCTCTATTGCTGAGTTAGCGTCGTTGTTGAGACCAATATGAGACCAATAAACTTAAAATTTCTGCATTACTGCGTCTAACCGCTCACGAATTTCGTTATTATCGTAGAACGTGTAATGCCCAAGCGT